TCCATTTAAAGTAGTATCTAATTCTAAAGCTGTAATTGGAACACCGCCCACGGCTTCTTTAACTTGTGTAAATCTAACAGCATCTCCAGTTTGTCTTTCATTATCTTGTTGATAAACTCTTAAAGTTGTACTTGTATTAGTTGTAGAAAACGGAACATTATCTAAAGGACTTGCAGTAGGGACGGAAGGACTTCTAGGTCTAGCATTTTGTAAAGCTTGTGGGTCTGCACCATGTGGTCTGGGATCTACTTGAGGCTGTTTAGGTTCATATTCTGAAACATGAACTCTTGCACCGGTCCATTCCTTAACCATTTCTTTATATGGAAAAGCCATACCAGATCTGTCTGAAATGAATTGTGCATATTTACCTCCAGCAAATTTTCCCATTATGTCCCCGGATAATAAGTTTTAGGTGAAATATAAGTGCTCGAAGGTGAACCATCTTCTTGTAAAGCTCTTAAAAGTTCATCTTCATAAAATAATTTTAATTGTTGTACTCTATCTAGTGCCCATTTTTGAGCAAGATAGAAAGCTAGACCTGCAACCATCGCTGGTACAAATCTATATGGCACATCACCAACGTTAGTATAAGCTCCTGCATCTTTAACTCTACTAACATAATATAAATTTATATAATTAGAGGCTGCTGTTGAATCAGGGGTTGGATAGATAGTCATTGTAGTTTTATCTATAAATCTTTGTACCCAATATTGTGAAGGAGTTCCTTTAACAGCCTTATTTGAAAAAGCTGCGTAAGTAGAACGATCTACTTTAGTTAACGGTAAATCTGATTGATCTGTAGAAGCAGTTGGTGTTGAATAATTTTGTCTAAAACTAGCTTCAGTTATATCAGAGAAACCATAAAGTCCATTAGTCGGAGAAGTAGTAGCACTTGTACCATCATCAGATGAGCGATAAAAAATATATTCAGCTTGTCCTTCGACAAGGTCTAAATTAGTATTTCCAATTTCCCAATAATGAATTCCCCTGTTTCCCCATTCTTGAAATAGAATGTTTAAAGATCTTCGAGCTGCTTTTAATTGATAACCGCTAACGTTTTGTTGGCCGCATCTTTCGTAAGCATCTTCGATTACTTCGTCGATAGAAAAGGTAGATTCAAAAGTGGCTGTTGTTGAAATTGCCATTTAATCTCCTATCCGTCGTAAAATACAGTAACTCCATTAGCTACAGCATCAGGTGCAGAAAAATAAGCTCCACCAGTAAACAATATTCCATTATCAGGAATATATGGTTCAATAAGTTCAGCTGTAGTAGTTGTTGGAATTGTTAAAAGAGTAGTTCCTGTAATCGATGTATTATTAAAAGTAATAATTCCTGCAGTAGTTCCACTTAAACCCTGAATTCCTCTTATTCTAGTTCTTCCAGCAAAAACACAACCAACTTGTGGATCTTGTTTTGTCCAACCCACTTCAGCATTACCGGTAATTGCTGCATCTACAGATACCGCCGTTACAGTTGTAAATTTATTAGTTAGAGTGATAGTTACACCTGCTCCTGGTCCTGCAATAACTTCAGTTTGAGAAGCTAAATCAGTTCCAGTACCCGTTACAGTAAAATTAACTCCGGTATTAGCACTTGCTGTATAAATTGTTATTTGTGCAATATTACCAGCTCCAAAACTTGCTGTTCCACTAGAAACACCAGCTCCATTTAAAGTTAAAGAAGCTGAACCACTAGTAGTTTGAGCTGCACAAATACCATCTCTATCCGTAGCACTTGCTGCTGCAAAATATATACTTTTTATATTTGTTACATTTGGCATTTATTATCTCCTTAAAAAGATGCTCCCGTAGGAGCATCTTTAATTATTTATTAACCGACGTTAACGTTTTGAATATAAGTAACCGTTATCCAACCTTCACCTGCTCCCAGGTTATCGTAGGTTAAAAGTAATCTTCTATCCGTTGCACCAACGTCTGCCCATGCATCTACGTTTGCTTTAACAGCTCCAGCTGTAATTTTAATGATACCTAAAGTACCACCAGCTATTGCACCAGCTGCTGTAAATGCAGTTGCATCACCCACATAACCTAAGCCAGCTGTAGTTCCACTTCCACTCCATACAACACTTACATATAAGTCTGCAGAAACCAATTGGCTATTTGCAGGAATTATAATGTCTGTTGTAGTAGTAGCAGCAGCTTGAGTGATCTTTTCTGTTTGTGACATTAGCACATGACCTGTGTTTTTCATATTCGTTCCAACAGTAGTACCAGTAGTATATTTAATACCTCCAGCTAATATCGGACCCGAAAAAGTTGTATTTGCCATAATATTCCTCCTAGAATATTTAAATGTAGTCCCTAGGGGATGTCGACTATACGCGTCTACATTTAAGTTTTATTAAATTTGTATAGTGATTTATTTATATAGTAGATTTAAGTAGAGCGCAAGAGGGTGTGTAAGAAATATGTAATTTCAGCGATGTGGCGTTTATCTAAGTTGCCACAGAAACTTCGGGGGCAGCATCGTTAATTGCATTTTCTCTATCTGCAATTTTAGTCTCTTCGAGTTTGATCTCATTGATAGTATCTCTGATAGCTTTATCAATTTTGACCATGTTAAGAGTATATTTACCTTGTTGCTCATACTCCAGTTGCCACCTCAACTCCAAGGACCTTTTTTGTTTGTACAGGTCTTGTACCATCTATAACCTCCTCATAGGTTATTCTATTCATCTTGGGATCCATCATTTCTCCAAGATATTCCCACTTTATACTATTTTCTCCTAGCTTGTCAACTATTGAATTTTCAATAGATTCAACATTATCCTCCGCCAACACTTCAAATGTAGCGTGATATTTATATGCGTTAATTTTTACTAGGAATTTTATCATTGAATTTATCTCTGTATATTTAAAATGAGGCCGTTTTAAGGCGGCCTCATTAATTAGTTATTACGCACCTTCAACGCCGAAGATACCTCTAGGGTCGGATACGCCAAAAACGTATCTTTCTCTAGCTTTGTATCTAACGTTGCCAGTGTCGAAATCACCTTCCATTGCAGTTGTTAATGGAGCTCTGTTAAAGTACTTCATTCCATTAGGTACATCTGTCATCAAATACCAAGAATCAGTATCTGTTAGGTAATTGTTCACTCTGTAACCTTGAGGAACCATACCCATAGATACGATTGCATTGATATCATTGTCAGCTGTTCCAGTTCTACCTTGAGATTTCATCAATCTGTCAGCATTGAACTGATTTTCCGAAGGAACGATCATTTTAACCGCTCTTGCTGCAACTCTAAGACCTCTTTCATCAGTCATCCCTGCGATATCTATTAGGGCTTGTTCTAATGAAGTTTCATTAAGATCCGCCTGCGTAGTCAAGGTATTTTGAAAAGACCCTGCTATCGTTGGGTGAGCAGTACCAAATAAAGATTCGCCGTCACCTGATTTAAATGTATCTACACCGGGTAGACCATTTATTAAAGGCTCGACAGCTTTTACTTGTTTAGCATTACTCATAGATCTTGCTAAAGCTTTTGTATATCTAGAAGCTAATCTATCGTAGAGGTTATCTTCGATAGCTTCTTCTGTGATTGCAAATGCTAAAGCTACAGTCTCCATAGTGTAACGAGCTGTGAAAGTTTCCTGTGCAGAATCAAATGCGACTCCAGCACCTTCACCTTTCACTTGTGCGTTAGCGAAACCAGATAACATTACTTCTTCTTCAAAAGCTCTGTCACTTGATTCCTCGTTATAAATTTCAGCATGCTGATTTTCATAACGTTTATATTCCAGACCAAAAAGTGCATTAAGGCCTGGCTCTAGTTCTTTAACTAGTTGCGAACGTGATATTGCCATGTCTATATACTCCTATTATGGTACTAACCTGTTTGTGTTCATAGATACAACAACAGATGAGAAATTATTTCCTTTATCGGAATTTTCTGAATCGTCTGCTGAACCATATAAACGCACGCAGTTGTCATCGGCATGTGTGGTCAAAATCGTAACTGAACCAGTTGATCTACCAGTCGTATCATTTCCACCGGAAGTGACACCAAAAGTAGCTAGCACGTTAGCTTGAACCCACGACGTAGCCGCAGCTGCAACAAGTCTCTGGAAAGGATTGTCCATTACAAAGGCAGTTATGTCTTCTGAATTTGCTGGAGTGATTGGTTGAATGTATGCATTCGCCCAAGTTGGTTTAAGAGTAGTCGTAGCATTGTAAAAAATACCATTCATAACTCCTAACAACTCACTCGTTGTTGCAGTTCCTGCTGAATCAATATATCCAGTAGCACCTGTTTCAGATATAACAAACGAACCTTGGTGAATAGACGTTCCATGGGCGGCATCGATTAAATACTTGTGCTGATTCTTGAT